CGGCCGCGCCGGCGCAATAGGAGAAGAAGATGAGCAAAAACACAGGCGGGCCGGCGTTCCCAGTACTGAACGATGGGCACCACATGCTGGTGAATATGAGCGAAGGCCAGCGTTTGGCCGAAGGTATGTCGCTGCGCGACTACTTCGCGGCGAAGGCGCTGCAGGGGACGATGAGCAATCCTGTGTACCTCCCCAGTATCACGAAATCGGCTACGGAGCATGGCGTGGACAAGATGCGAGGCATTGCCGAAGCGTGCTATGCCCTGGCTGACGCCATGCTCGCCGCGCGAGGTGCTCCATGATCGCCGCCACCCGCAAAGCGCGCCGCCTGGTGCGCGAGCTGACGAAGCCGCTGCGCCTGGCGGTCATCAATCACCAGTTGGCCCTGAGCGAAGGCAACCTGCTGGCACTGGAAGGCGCGCGCATCGAAACGATCGAAATGCTGCGCGACGAGAATTTCCGCCAGGTCGTGCTGATGCAGCGGCGCCAGGATATTCAACGGGGGATTCGGTGATCCGCCACTTCAAGAACCAGTATCGATTGAGCCTGCGCGCCGGCTTCGGCCCGCGCAAGGCAGCAGCCCGCGCGCTGTCCACCTACCTGTTTGGCTTTTAAACGACGCCGGCATAGTCCCGGCAGAAAGGTTCCACGTGTCCAGCTCCCTCGTAGTCCAGCAAGCATCGAAGCTCGCCGGCATCTTCAACATCCCCGAGTCGGAAGACTTGATCAACGTCCTCAAGGCGACCGCATTTAAGGGCCAGGTATCGGACGCGCAGATGACCGCGCTGCTGATCGTGGCAAACCAGTACACGCTCAATCCGTGGACGAAGGAGATTTACGCCTTCCCGGACAAGAACAACGGCATCGTGCCTGTTGTGGGCGTCGATGGCTGGTCGCGCATCATCAACTCGAACCCGCAGTTCGACGGCATGGATTTCGAGCAGGATGCGGAATCGTGCACCTGCATCATCCACCGTAAGGACCGCTCGCACCCGGTCAAGGTCACCGAGTGGCTGTCGGAATGCAAGCGCCCGGTGGCGCCGTGGCAGTCCCACCCGAAGCGGATGCTGCGCCACAAGGCCATGATCCAGTGCGCACGCCTGGCCTTCGGCTTCGTCGGCATCTACGACCAGGACGAGGCAGAGCGCATCGTCGACGCGCCGGGCCGCCCGGTCAAGCAGGGCCCGGTCGACATTGCGCAGGAAGCGCAGGCGGCCCAGGAGCCAGCGAGCGCTGAGCTGCTGGCCAGGATCGGCGCCGAGGCAGACCGCGGCTACCAGGCGTTTTCGGACGCGTGGGCGCTGCTGACCAAGGCCGAGCGCCAGTCGTTCACGCCGGAGCAAATCCAGTCCTTCAAGGACCGTACTGACAAAGTTATCGAGGTGACCCAATGAGCAACCAAGGAACCCAAGAATGGCTCAATGAGCGACTGGGCTTTGCTACGGCATCGTGCTTCGCAGACATTCTCGCGGTGAGCGTGAAGGGTGTCCCGCTCAAGGCGCGCGAAGACTACCTGATGCGCCTGACGACCGAGCGCATCTACGGCCGCGCGACCGAGTCGGCGTCGAGCCAGGCGATGCAGTGGGGCAAAGAGGCCGAGCCGCTGGCCCGCGCCGCTTACGAGGTGGAGACGGCGAACATCGTCATCGAGTCGGACTTCGTGAAGCACCCGACGATTGCATACGTTGGCTGCTCTCCTGACGGCCTGATCGGCGCGAAGGGCGGCTACGAAAGCAAGTGCCCGGCGAACAGCGCGATCCACATGGCCACCTGGCGCGACGGCATGCCGAAGGCGCACATCGCACAGGTTCAGGGATGCATGTGGGTGACGGGCCGCGACTGGTGGGACTTCGTGTCCTACGACCCGCGCGCCACACCGGACTTCCGGCTGTACGTGCAGCGCATCGAGCGCGACGTCAAGTTCATCGAGAACCTGGAGGCTGAGGTAACCAAGTTCCTCGCCGAAGTCGACGCACAAATCAAATCTCTCAAAAAGGCAGCGTGATGGCATACGAACAACGTGATAACTCCGGGACGCTCTTCAAAAACGAGCGCAAGGTCGAAGGCGACAACAAGCCGAACATGACCGGCAAGGCGATGATCGGGGGCGTGATGTACTTCTTCGACGCCTGGACGAAAGAGGGCGCCAAGGGCCGCTTCCAGTCCGTGTCGTTCAAACGGATGGACACCCAGACGCCGGCCCCGGCCCCGGTCAATGATTCGGACAAGCCGCCATTCTGATGGATAAGCGCACCTTTATTTTGGCGCATTCACAAGCCAGGCAGAACGCAGCCCGGTTTGTGATGGAAGCGCCGGTCGGCCACATGGTGGTGATCTCGGAGCCCACGAAGAAGCGGATTCAAGAGGAAAAATACCACGCCATGATCAGCGACATCGCGCGCCAAGTCGAGCACATCGGCCGCAAGTGGGATGCCGACGACATGAAGCGCCTGCTGATCGACGAGTTCGCCGACGAGATGCGTGCCAGCGGCAGCCCGCTGCACCACGACGGGCGGGTGATCCCGAGCTTCGACGGGCGCCGCATCGTGCAGCTGGGCGTGCAATCGCGCGACTTCTACGTGAAGGAGGCCGCGGCCTTCATCGAATTTCTGTACGCCTTCGGCTCGACCCGGGATGTGACCTGGAGCGAGCCAGCAGACCAACAACAACGAACGGGAGAACCAGCATGAACACCACCACCCAGCAAGACACCCTGGCCGCTGCCAATAAGGCGGCAGAAGAAGGCGGACTGCCAGCTCTGCCACAAGCCTACTTTACGCGCGGGGGAAGTTACGGAATCATGCTGATCGACAGCTACGATGCAAACCAGTTGAAAAGCTACGCTCGCCAAGCCATCGCAGCCGACCGCGCATCCCGTCAGGTCGCCAATAAGGCAGCTCAGGAAACGCGGGCCGCCTACAAGGATCGGCCGACCTACGACGATAACGTGAGCATTGGGTCGCGTGACTTCTTCGAGATTTTGATCGAATACGGCAAGGAGCCTAGCCTGAGCAAGCGGATGGAGATCGCTGATTTCGTTGACTCGCACATCGACAAGTTGGTCGCTAATAAGGTGGAAGTCGATCTGTCGAGTTTGAATGTGCAAACGGGCGCAGACATCGAACTGGTGTACTGCAACCGGGACGAGGAATTCGTGCGGCTCGATGACGTGAAAGAATTGCTCGCCGCCCCTCCTGCAACTACTGGTGCAAGCACTGCACTTACGGATGAGCGGATCTCGGCTATGGCTGCTGAGATCGAAGAGAAAGACGATCTGATCGCGCGCTTGCGTCGTCAAGTTGATGCTGCTGTCGAGCGCGGCGTTGATGTGTTCGGCGCGGCACAAGCCGGTCAGGTAGCGGTGCCAGAGGGTTTCGTGCTTGTTCCAATTGAACCGGATCAAGCTCAATTGTTAGCTGGTCTTAGAGCAGACCCACATGCTTATGTTGTAAAGGGTATATACGAGGCCATGGTCAAAGCCGCCCCATCGCCAGCAAAGGAATCGAAATGAACCAATCTATTGCTGACGACTTCATCGAAGTGATGGCAGCCCTGCGCGCGATCAACCCAGATAACGACGAACCTATGCGGCATTCGATGCAGATGCTCAAGAGCGAGGGCGAGCAGATAATCAGCGAGGCACTACGTCGCGCCCGCCACATCGCTTATCACGCCCGACTGATCCAGAAGGATGCCGCTAGCGCTGTGAAAGATGCTGTCGCAGCCGCAGCATCAACCAATAACGAGGAATCGAAATGAGCAATCCAAATGAACTGCCGGACCTGCTGCCATGCCCGTTTTGCGCGGGGGCTGCGAGGTTTGAGCGTACTGGCAACTGGCATGACCTTTTCGTGGCGCACGTAGGCGACTGCTACTTGAGCGGCGAAGGTGCTGAGATGTCCTATCTGGATTCACCCGACGTCCAGAAGCGCATGGCCAGCAAATGGAACTGCCGCGCCCAGCCAGAGGGCGAAGCGCCGCAAGCAATGACAAACGCTGAAGCTGCGCAATGGGCGCGTAAAAACGGCCTCAAGGCGCCGGCTGAGTGGGATAAGCCAGAGGGCGAAGCGCCGCAAGCCGACTGGCCCAAGCTATTGGAAGCGATAGCGCAAGGCTGGGACGATGCAGACGTGGGAGGGCAACTGACGGTAAATGTGGGCGCCGAGCTGCGCAAAGAATTTGCTGTAGCACTTCATGCCGCCACTTTGTCGCCTCTTTGTGGCGCCCAGCAGGCCGCAGCACCAGGCGCGCTGGAGAAATCAGCACGAGCGCTGGCCGAGAAGTGGCACAAAGATGCTGTCGATACCGGCTTTGCGACGAGCGAGGCAGCAGTCGAGCTGCTCGAAGTCCTTGACGCTGCACCCAGCGCCCCCGTCACACCGGAAGCGCCGAAGGAGTGGCGCAAGGCTTTGCATGCAGCCGTGAGCGCGATCTACTTCGATGATTCGCGCGATTACCGATGGACGCTCGGCGCGGTGGTTCGCCATCTCGATGCCGAACTTGCGGCCGAACTTCTCAGCAATCCGAAGGTGGCGTATGACCGGAGCGCCGC